GCCTGCCGTGATGCAGGACTTGGAAACGGGTGGTTTCACCTCCTCAACCTCGTACGATGTCAAAATCCTGCGGGTTCAAGCCGCCGCCCATCCTGGCCTTGTAGCCTTTGGTAACATCATCGCCTTCAACGGAGAGCAGTATCGCATCATGACGGTCACCGACCGACCCCCTTCGGCTTGGGTGATCTGCAAGGTGCAGACGCTGGTTCAGTAATGGCTATTCAAATCAGTACGGCTCGGAATGTTCACATGAACACCGACCTGTATCATACCCATGTGGCACTCTATTGCCAAGTAATGCGTAAGACTATGGCCGATGTGGTCAAAAACGAGGCACGCTTGCTTGCCCGTGACGCTTGCGACTTCACCCCACCGTTTTCTGGTTCTGCACCCACTATCAGCAAGGGCGGCGAAGGCGGATTCGGCAATAAAGCCCGTGATAAGGGTCGTGCCGCCGTAAGCCGTGATGTCCGCAGGATTTTTGCCCCGCTTGCCCAGGCTCCCTACGCTCTAGTGGCCAGCCGTGGCGACCTTGGAATCTTTGATAAATGGATTAGACTTAAAGAAAAGTTGCCCCCCCCTCATGAGCCTTCATGGATTTTCCGTGTTTTCCACTTAAACGGCATGGTGGTAACCCAGGCTGACTTTGATAACTTTAAGCAAAGACACGCACAACAGAACCAAATGTCTGGTTTTGCAAAAGTTTCCGATTATGATACGCCAGGAAGTATTCAATCGGTTCATGAGCATATTCGTGGGAAACCAAATTATTTTGTAAACAAAAACAGGAAACCTACAAACTTTACAGCCAACTTCAATTTAGTCGAAGATTACATCAAAAAGGTTCAAAAGCGTGTAGGTAAACTGAAGGCTGGCTGGTATCACGCTGGCCTTAAACTTGGCTTCATGCCTACGGCTCAATGGGTTTCTGGACAAGGCTCATCCAACGCTATTTGCCAACCACAACTTACTGGCACAAAACCCAAGGTGAAGATCGGCAACGCCATCGCCCGTGACCATTCACAAGGCTGGCACCTGTTCCAAAAGGCTTGGAACCACCGTGGCTTCGCCATGCGGGAGAAGATGCTCCACGCCCTAAAGGGTTCCAAGAACCACGGCACGCTTCTTCAGATTACCCAGAAATTACAAAAAGGCTTTACCCTTACCCAAGTTTAACCATGAGCATCCCATTCTATTCCGCCCGTACAATCGTAGAGGAAAAGGTTTCCGCCTACCTTACGGCCAACCTTACGGGCGTTGCCGTCCACAAGGGCATTACTCCAGAAATTAAGGTTATCCCTTTGGTTACGGCCTACGCCAAGGCATCCAAGGCCGTTGATGCCCTTGGTAGCCATCCATTTGGTAATTACACCGTAACCCTTGAAATCGGGGTCTATTCGTCCGCCGATGACGAAACCCTCGATCAGCACCGCACCCGTGTCCAAAGCGTCCAAAACCTTATGTCGGACACCTCTGCTTTAAAGGCTCTTTGGACGCTATCTACGGATGGCATCCTGTACGACCTTTGGGTTAACCAGGACGAGGAGGGTATGCACCAGCGTAAGTACGGCAATTTGATTGAATACACCGTATTTGTTATGCTACCCCCCGCCCCTTGACACCTCGCTAATTCCAAAGAACAACTATGGCAATCGCTATCGAATACGGTGTAGCCCTTTTTTACGGGCTTCGTGACAAGACTTCCATCACCTATATGGTCGTCCAGTCTGATGACATTTCCCAGTCATTCGCACTTGATGTTGAAGTCGCAGACGAAGATGGCCGCACGATTACCGATCACCTTGATGACCGCCGCAACGAAGTTACCCTTGACGGCGTTCTGAAAGAGTCTGCCTCAATTCCTACAAACGGCGTTCAGTTTACCTATGATGGTGTCCAATATATCCTCAAGTCGATTGACGACAAAGGTTCCAACAAGGACTACCGTAAGGTCACCGTAAAAGGTATCAAGTACCAGGAAATCGCCTAAAGAGGCGGCATCCACGAATGGATGCTCGTTACCTCAAGGCCACGACCACGCTTCCCTCGGATGTAAAAGTCTGCGGGAAGCGGTTGCTTCCTTTCTGCCTACGGCATCGCATGATGCTTATGGCCATCGACAGCCCTTTCCTGGACATCGGCAAGCGTGGATTTACAGCCACCGATGTAATCAAGGCCGTAAGAATACTATCAACTTACGAAAAGAAAGGCATCAACGCACCAATCAACTTCATGGAGAAATGGCATATGATCGTGCTTAACTCCAATAGAAATAAGTTGGCCCGTGAAGTTGGACGCATTATTGGTGTTATCACAGAGTCTTGCTCTTACCCCAAAATGTGGTCAAAGGAGAAGGGCGTGAATAAGGAGAACATCCCGTGGGTGCTGTCTTGTGTGGCAAACAATGTTCGGAACGGTTGTACGCTTGAAGAATCATGGACAATGCCCGAAGGTGAAGCCGTATGGATGTCCATTTCCCACGCCATATACAACGGTTCCAAGATTGATGTCCTATCGACCGATGACGAAGATATGCTCGATAAGTTCGACAGCATCATCAACCGCTTTAAAGAAGCAACTCCTAGAAACTAATGGCCTCTGAAATCGTAGTCACAGTCGGTGCAGATACCACCCAGTTGGAAAAGGGTTTGCAGGATGTATCCAAGCAAGGCAGTAAGGCGTCCACGCAATCCACTTCCTTTGCGTCCATCCTTGGTCGTGCGTACGGTATCGGCCAGATGTTAATGTCGGCAATTACGCCTATCTTTGACTTCATGTTGAAGTATGCGGAGAAGGCCCGTGAACTTCGCAATATGTCCGTGGCTACTGGTATGCCGACCGAGCAACTCCAAAAATGGAATGTAGTGGCACAGAACTCTGGCATGAGCCTGTCCACGCTTTCGCACTCGATGGCCGAGTTCAACAAGAAGATGGGCGAAGCCAAGATCAAGGGTTCCGAGGCCAATTCTGCACTTACAAAGTTGGGCTTTGGACTAAAGGACATTGGTAAGGAAAGTTTAAGATACGAAGATGCACTTTACGCACTTGCCGATGCACATAAGGCTGGTACAGATAACGCCACCTTGATGCACTATGGCACGCAGTTATTCGGCTCGTCTTTCGAGCAGATGCTTCCCTTGGTCAAGCAGGGTTCTGGAGAACTAAAGAAACAGTTGGGTAATGTTGCAACAGCCGAAGAAGAAAATGCCCGTGGTTCGGCTCGTTTTGCAGATATGATGACACGGGTTGGTGCCATTCTTGAATCGGCATTTATCGACATTGTGGGGACTATGCACAACCTGGGGGAAGGACTTGCTGATGCTATTGATAATTTTGCGAACAGCGTTTGGTACAACTTTAAAGGATGGTTTGTTGATCGTGGACAAATGTTAAAGGATGCCGCCGAAGCCACATACAAAAATCGCTCAAGTGGTCATACAAAAGAGGAAGATGAAGCATATTACGATGATTTGGCCTGGAGGTATTCTATGGATGCTGATGAAAAGAAAATCTTTTTGGACAGAATCAAAGAACTTCAAGGCGGTGCCGATGGCAAGAAACTCTCTCCGCTTGGCCTGTCCGAAGCCCAAGGTGCATCATCGCTCCAGCAGATGGGCGGCGGCGACATCGTTTCAGCCATAGCCTTTACTCCCTTGGAACGCATCGCAACAGCCACGGAACAGACTGCGGAAAATACCACTCCCCAGTTGGCTACCCCAAAAGAGGAAATCCAAATCTACCGCAACACCGCACTCGGATACTAATCTATGCCAATCGACACTTCTATCAAATACGGGAACGATCTGGAATCACCAGTAGTTCAGCCAGGATGGTCTGTGGACTCGGACGGCTTTGGTATGCTTCAGTCCACCGTCAAGTTTAAGTGGGCGAAGATTTACACCGCACAGTTTCCCAACTGGTTCCATCGTGGCCGTTCCCACCCTTCTGACGATTACTCGCAACTCAAGTTGTTTAAGGCAACGATGACCGAGGAAAAGGGACAGGTCGTAAGCATCGTGGCAGAATACTGCGGACTTGCTACCAATGGTGGTGGCGAGTCTGGAACTGATTATAATGGCCGTGGTTACAGCGACCCACAGATTATGATGACTGGTGCGGCGGCGGCAGAGAGCATCCAAGCCCACCCAAACTTTATTACTATAAATGCCCTAAACTGGGGCGATGTACCACCACTTGCTGGACACCCGCCTGCCCTTGGTGGTTTTGACAGCAACCTTACCACCAACCCAAATCGTGCGGCGTGGACTCCAAAGGTGGCTGGGGGTGGCCTTATCAATAACTGTCAGTTCATCGGTTTCTTGCCCAATCAAGACCCAACCGATGAAACCCCAAATCTGAAGGCTGGAATCAAATCCTATTACAAGCCGCAGATGACGCTTCGTGTGCTTATTTACTTCACGGAAGAAGAACAAGCATTAGATCGTGCCTCCATTGTTGGGTTTGTCACAAACGGTGGTGCTTATTACTTGCCAGAAGCATACAAGGCTTTTGCGTATAGTTCTAGCCCATATGCTGGTACCTTTAATTACACCGATCCTTGGACTGAAAAAATCCATAAATCTTTCCTTGTTACCAATGCGTCAGTCGAGCGTTTTGGGGCACTCTGGAAGGTGACCGCTGACCTCATGCTTTCTGGTCTTGGCGGCTGGGATAAGGATGTCTATATCGACAGTTCTTTAGGATAATGCCACGCTCAATCGGAGGATTTAATTCATCTACCTACGGTTCGTTTGGTACGGGACAACCTATCTCGGCTGGAGCCATGAACCGCATGGCCATCGCTGTGGACAGGGCGTCCACTATGATGTCCCAGGGCATTGATTTTAGGTCATCCAATAATGGCGTTGCATACAGTAGTTCACAGGAAGTTGTAAGCGTTCAGTCTTATCCACCGTTCACGGTATTTCTTGATTCAGTAGATGGAATAACCGTAGTGCGTGTATCAGCAGGGTCGGTCAATAGCGTCATCCCACTTATCAACGGGACTATTATGACGGGCGTCTATACTCCCCTCACGGCCCCCTTATCCGCTGGAACATATGTAGTGGCCATCAAGTGCAAGGCAGACCCAGCCCCAGCCTTCTTCCCGTTAATTAATTCGGAGATTGTGGTGATTGCTTACCCTACTACCGACACGGACACCGAAGGTTACATCGCCTTGTCCGTACTAACGGCTACTTCTGGGACGGGCGGTACCATCTCCTTTGGCCTTAATCAACTTGTCTCTGGTAGCCTTACCGCCGAGCGTCACAAGTATTCCGCCCCCAACACGGCATCGTATTATTACTACCGTGTATGATCGAGATTACCAAGCCGTGGCGTAGGACTCCTTTTTATATTGGAGAAACAAACCAATATAACGGAGACGGAACTAATAACGCAGGAATCGTTGACCCTGTTTTTACCAACCTAAAGGCAGATTGCCCAACTCAATTAGGTTTCATGCTTGGTGGGTCGGCTACGGTTTATAACTCATACACGGATTCTGTCACCACATATACAAGTCCAACTGATTACGAAACGGTTGATACGCCACGCTTTGAAATCACCGTTTTAGAGGGTGACTATGCCAATGCCCCGTGGGTAGGTCTTGCGGTAGAAATGAGGGCTGAACTTCAGACCGATGTAACTACATATATCGGGGGGGTGTGGGATACCACCACCACCTATTCCTACCTTAACTACACCTACAACCTAACGGCGGCTAACTACATCCCTAGCCCTACCGACCCTAACTTTTTTCCACCCAATCAGTATATTACCCCTTGGGCTTCTACCCCCCCAGGGCCGTCCTATACCTCATACAAGTACGAGGACTTGGGAGGTGGGGACTTTAGGATTACCATAGGCTTTATTGTATTTGCACCCAACAGGTGGAACTACATCTCGGTCGTTCCTGGTGACTTTGAGGTAGGTTGACATTGGGCTAATTCCAAAGCCCTATGGCTACTCCTACCTTCAGTTTTACCAAGGGTTCGACCCTAACGATTTCTGGGGTTTATACCCAGTCCAGCCCTGCCGCCCCAGCCAACTTGGACGGCATCGACCTTTATTGCACAGTTCGTGACTCCCGTTTTAACGATTACCCCTTGGTGGTAACCAAAGACAGCCCAACCGAGTTTTCGATGTTTTACGCCAATACCGATGATTGGCATTGGGGCATGGGGTTTATGGATATGTTGTTTGTGTCTAATGGGATCGCCATCTATTCGGAGACGGTAAATGTGGTTATCCTTAACAATGTAACCAAGAACATCTATACCTAATGGCTATCACCCTTACGATCTGCGAAGCGGCAAACATCGCCGTAAATCCAGTAGTCCCAGCGGTAGTTGTCATTAACCCGTCCTTGCCGTCCATCTCGGCTACCGTGACGGTTGGCAGTACCACGACTGGGGCACCAGGCTCCAACGCCCTTGTGGTCAACGCTGGCACGCCTTACGCCGCCATCCTAGATTTCACCATTCCCCGTGGAGATCAAGGAATCCAAGGAATCCAAGGAATCCAGGGCATCCAAGGGATTCAAGGCCAGAAGGGGGACACGGGCGACAGCGGCGTGGCCTTTGCCACGGCACCTCTAGCCTACAACTCTGGCACCCAGACCATCAGCATCGACCTGTCGTCCTATGCTACCCAGTCCTTCGTAACCTCGCAGGGGTACATTACCATCTCTGCCCTTACTCCCTACCTTACCTCGGCTACGGCGGCGGCTACTTACTACCCCCTTACCAACCCTGCGGGGTATATC